CTATTCCATGTTTTGGCCGTCAATCTTCACTTCCAACTCTAGCGCCGTTGTATATCCGCCATCGCTTAATGAATGCGTAACCGTCGTTAGCAACCAGTCCGCCGCGTCTATTTCCGCTTTGAATCCCTGAACCTTAACCGGCACTTCTGGGTATAACTCGGCACGGCCACGGGCCAACTGGATGGAAAACGTCGCCACACCGCGCTGCAATTTTTGCCATGCTGCCTTGGCTGCTCGTTCAGCGTTGCCCTTATTGGCATAGGTGTGACCCAATACCAGTACATTGCCTTCAGCTCCCATTAGGTAATCTCCCTGTTTAGCCTCCGGCTCCTTGGGTTTCGCCTTACTCTTAGTTTTGCGTTTACGCTTGACCGCTACCTGCTCTTTTTTCTTTGGCTCTCGCGTATTTAACCAGCTCGCAGTAACGCCGGTATAAGCCCCACGATCAGCCAATCCAAAGCGGTGTTGGTCACCATCGCCGCGTTTGATAGTGACTGCTGGGATGGGTTTGCCGCTGGCCGTTCTGCCCTGCCCTTGGCGGATAAACAGCAACTTGCCCCCTTTCACCGACGCCACTGCGCCTTCTTGCTTTGCTAATCGCGTCAAAAAACTGCCGTCTGATTCATTGGTTTGATCAACATGGGGGATTTTTACCTTCTCCAGCGTGCTATCCAATGCCACATCCAGCTTGTTGCGCTTGGCAATGGTCGTCACGATGTCGCCCAGCGTTTTGTCGTGGTACGAGGCCTCGCGTTGGATATTTAGGGTGTCCCGAAAGTCGGCACTACGCGCACGCAGGGTCAGCTTATCCGGCGCACCGGAATGCTCAATCTCATCCACCACAAATAAGCCTTTAGGGGTTAACGGTTTGCCTTTCCATCCTAGAGAGAGCCTTAATCCAACACCACGGCGCGGTAACGCTAGCGCGCCGTCGTTATCGTCTAGCTCAATATCCAACTGGTCAGCTTCAAAGCCACGGTTATCTGTTAGTGTTAGGGACATCAGGCGCTTTTCAATTTTTGCCGTGATGTCACTGCCATCCATCTTCAAACTAAATGCGGGTGCATTTTCCTGCCCGCTTACCCAGTCCGGTGCGATCATGACAACATCCCGTTTAGTGCATCCGTTGCACTGTCTTTCATCTGATTAAGCTGGTCACCCAGATCGCCAAACATTTCAGCCAGCGATTCATCAACGCGCTTTAACGTAATGGTGAACTCAATCTGGCGCGCCGAACCGTCACGAAAGAAAACCTTTTTCGTTTGGTTAATACTCTCGATCACGAACATGCCGTAAATCGTTCCCGCACCATCCAGCAGGGACCACGCCTTGCCGGTTTCCGCCATCATCTCCAGCGTCAACATAGAGAGCCGTCCACCGGTTAAGGCGGGGAATAGCTGCCCTGTCAGCGTCACGGTGTCAGTATCCGGTCCCAAAAACTGCGATGAGGGGCGTAGACCCACTCGGCTATTCATGGCGTGACGCCATGCCTTTTGCAGCTGAAACTCCTGATACGGCACCGTTTGCAACATAAACACAAATAATCCCAGCGTTAGCATCATCAGAGAATCCCCCTGTCACTAAATCCACTGCGCGCCCGTGCCTGCTGTTTACGATCCCGCTCATCCATTGCCTGCATCACCATGCGCGCAATATCTTGCGGCGATTGATTTGGCGCGGCGTGAATATGGATCTCGGTGTGATTACCTGCCGCCGGTGATGTACTGGCCGCATTGACCGCCACCACCGGTGCAGCCCGATACTCTGCCGCCGGTAAACTGAATGGATGGAGAGGAGCAGCGGCTGCAGGAACTGCGGCGCTCATGCCCAGCGCAGCCACGGCTGCCATAACCGCTGTTTGTTTGCGGCCCGTCACGCGTGCAGGACCGTTAACCAACTCAGGCCCGCGCTCCCCAACGATGCCAAACTGCCCTGAGGGGATAGTGCCACCGCTGTCATACATTCCCGCAAAGCTTAGACCCGACGGACTCGGGATTGGCGTACCACGGGCCCCAACAATCGGCCCCGCTGTTTTGTCTGATTTCATCCAGTCCGGCAGATAGCTGGATAACGACGTGAGTTTGGCTTTCAGGGTTTCCCACTTCTCATTAATTCCCGCCAGCAGGCTGTCGATCATATTGCGCCCAGCCTCGACAAACTGCGCCGGTAACGCTTGTACACCTGCCACAATTTCCGCCCATTTATTCCCGATAAACAACGTGATCGCGTTCCATGTTTCACTTGTCCATTGGCTAATGCTGGCCCATAGCGCCTTGATTTTGGGTCCCAGCGTGTCCCAGTTCTGCCAGATATAAATTGCGGCCATCGCAATGCCCGCCAGAATAGCCAATAGAGGGTTAGCCAACATTGCACGTCCTAGCCACAACACTGCCGTACCGACAAAGCGGAAGACTTTAGCCAAACCACCGAGTAAACCAATGAGGTTCGGGATTTTTACTCCCATATAGCTCAGGAAAAACCGTAATGCCGCATAGGGCCCTATCAATCCAGCCATTGAGATAAGTAACCCACCAACACCGGCCAACAACAAAGCAACTCCCGCCGCAGCTTTAATGAACCCACCGGCTAGTCGTGGATTTTCTTCAACAAAGCGACGAAAGGCACCGGTGGCACGCTTGGCGAGGTCAATCACTTCCAGCAGCGGATCACGCAGCGTTTCCCCCAGTGAAGCAAAGGTATTTTTGACACCGGTTTGCAGTAGCAGGTACTGGGAAGAGAGAGAGTTTTTATCAATGTCAGACTCACGCTGCATTGAACCTTTGGCGCCTGCTTTCTGCGTTAGGCCGAGCTGGCGGATAAATTCATCAATGTTAAGCCCTAGCTTTTGCGCATCGTCGCCAAACTCTTTGCCAAACAGCTGCGTCATAACACTCAGTTGTTTCTCTTTGGACAATCCCTTGATGCGCCCCAACACATCCTGAATGGTCGCTACCGCATTATGGGCAATGCCTTTTTCCAATTTATTCGCATTCAGGCCCAGCGTGTTCATTCCCTGAATAAAGCGTTTGCCCTGCATGGAGGCGATCCCCAATTCACGCACCATCGCCTTACTCGCTGACGCTGCCACCTCTGGCGCAGCACCAAGGGAAAGGAAGGTGGACCCCAACGCCGCCGCCTGTTTGTAGTCCATCTTGTCGGCAATATCGCCCATGCGCTGCATCACATTGATGATGTCCGCCCCTTTGGATTGCGCGTTATCGTCCAGATAGTTGAGCGTGTCGCCGAGCTCTTCCAAATTGCTGATAGGGATTTTGTACAGAAATGCAATCTTGCCGAGATCTTCCGCTAATTGGTCGGCGGGCATTTCAAAGGCTTTGGATGCCTTTGCCGATACAGCGGCAAAGTTTAGTAGGTCTTTTTTCTGCTTCGCCCACGGGTCGCTATCGTTCGTCACCCCCATACGCGCACCACCTTCCACCAACGCGGCAATATCAGCTGCGCCGTTTGCCATCGGCAGCGTTTCACTTAGGCGCTGGATGTCTTTTTGCAGCTCGTAATACTGCGCCGTGCGTCCGCCCTTATCGTCCAGTAGAGCATTGACCTGCTTGGCGACGCCTTTCATGGCATCCTCTATCTGACTGTAACTTTTTACCGCACCAAGAACCGGCGCACCGATGGCTAACCCTGCCGCCGTCGAGGTTGCCCCCGCACCGGCAATCCGGTTGCGCATGTCCAGCGTTTTGCCGTATTGGGCCTTAGCTGCAGAGAGTTTTCGCTGTTGCTCTCCGGCACGTTTTAGCAACCGTTCCTGTTCTTTTAGCTTTGCGTTGTAGCGTTCGGTTTCAGACGTGATCCGCGCCGTGGCTTGTTCACCGCTTTTGGCCGAAATCCCCATGCGGTAAAGTTCAGCGCGTGCTTTCCCCATTTGGGCCACGCTTTCACGCTGCTTAGTCTCCAACTTATTCACGGCGCGCCATTGCGCTTCTAGCGCCTGCGTCTGTTTCTTGGTCGGGCTTTCCAACTGGGACAGCTCACGGGTCATCATTTGCGCTTTTAACTTGGCCTGCTCGAGTTCGTTACCCGTCTGACGGACAGCATTAGATAGCGCATTAAATGACGTGAGTTTTTGACCAGCTTCATCAAGCCGTTTGAGTGCATCGCGGGAATTTTTGACATCTTGAGCCAGCGCTCGCGTGCTGGCCTGTGCCATTTTGAAAGGTCGGGTTAGTTTATCAACGGCGTTGAGAACCACCTGCAGCCGCAAATTTTTATCACTCATCACTAGCACCACTGCGTAATATGGCTCGGTGCCGCCACTCCAGCAGTTCAGGCAGTGACATGTCGTCAGTGACGGCAGGTGACCAGTGGAAAATGGTGGCAACGTCCGCCACCAAATCTTCCACCATTAAGCTGTCGGGATATCGGACTTCACCCGATTCGGCAGCAAAAAAAGCACCACCTCCGTACTCAAGGTGATTAAGTCCGCCGGATCGAGCATCAGGACTTCGGCGCGGGTGAGCGCTGGCATTGTCACACGTGGTAAAACCAGCGTCATGTTGTCCACATCCATTTCCATCAACGCTTGCAGGCGGCAACCGCGCAATGCCCCCGACTGCGGTTTGCGCACCACAATCTGCGTGATAGTGGTATTACCGCGCTGAATGGGCGTATCTAAATCCACGGTCTTTTCGGTCACTTCGCCGGTGGCAATATCTACGGTTACTGGTGGTGCCGCGTCGTTTTTCTTCGTCGTTGTCATCGTGATACCTACTTAATGAAATAAGCGCGGCGCTAACCGCGCATAAAATGAGAATTACAGGCCAATAGCCGTGCGGTGCGCTGCTAGCAAATCAACGCCATTTACGCGCTCAATCATGTTGATGGTGTCAACTTCGATCAGCTCTTCACCGTTAATCGTCAATTTGTAATACGTCGGTGAGAAAGGGACTTTGGTGGTTGAGCTGTCGCCCTGCTTGGTATCACCGCCGTCAATTTCTTTGTAACGTCCGCGCACCACCACTTCGACGGCCTGCACTTCTCCGGAATCATCGCGCTGAATGGAGCCGGTAAAACGCAGCATCACAGCGTCTGCCTTTGCTGCGCCCCACTGTTTAAACAGCAGCGACTCCGTGCCGCCCAGCGTAAATTCACACTCTAGCGCCCCATCATCCAGACCCAGATCAACATCTGCCGCGCCGTTCATTCCGCCGCCACGGTATTTTTCAAATTTACGGGTCAGTTTTGGCAGAGTGAAGGACTCCACGATCCCCATCCAGTTAATGCCATCGCTGAACATGTTCAGATACTTAAACTTACGAGGTAATGCCATTGGTTGTTCCTCTTAGCCCTAAGCCTTTACCTTTGATGTGAAATCCATCAGGTATGAATCAGTGATACGCTGGCGTAACAGCAGGTTTTCCAGCGGCGGGACGGGGGTGTAGTCGTAATCCAGCAACAACTTGCCCGCCTTCAACGTGTCTTTGGTATTACTATCCGCGTCCAAATAGCAACGCCCACCCAGCAGATAGCCACCAGAAACCATTTCACGCAGTTTGGCGTTGATGCCTTCGATAATGTCGCGCACCAGCGATGGCGTCAGCGGCTTATCAATCGCCCACATATGCGCTTCGGCCATCGTGTCAGCTAATACCTGCGCGGTGCGGGTGTAACATTCAAAAGCAAACAGCGGATCGTCCGAGCAGCAGCGGGAACCCCAAAAGCGAAAACCGTCTTTGCGGATAAGCGTGGTGATGTCGTTCTGGTTAAGTAATCCGGCATCGGTGGCCGTGTCCTGTAAATCCCAATAGACATCAGCAGACAAGCCAGTGACACCGTTTACGCCCACGTTAGACAGGGATTTATGCCAGCCGGTCTCTTCATCAATTTTGGCTCGCAGCCCCAATGCACGCGCGGTGGCATACGCAATGCCATCGGTATTGGTTACGGTGTCCCAGTTGATAAAGTCCGGCCAAATCAGCATTAGCTCGCGCTGGCTGAAATTCTCACGATAGGCGATCACTTCTTCGATGGTTTTGCAGCCATAGGCGCTCACATAAGCAAAGCCACGCAACTGCTGCGCAATTGAAGCCAGCTCGGTGGCAACCGCCTGTGTATCATGTGCGGGAACACCTAGAATGCGCGGTTTAACGCCCAACTGAGCCTGCGCGGCCAGTAACGCTTTTAGTCCGGTTTTCTTACCTTCAGCGGTGACCGAGCCAATAATATTGGTCGTGGTTTCCGCTTCGGTTTCCCCCTGCTCTACACGAACCACCACCACAACGGGTTTACACTGGTCAGCAATTGCATCCAAGGATTTCGCCAGTGTGCCGGTGGTGCCTGCTTTACCGATTGCGGTTAATACATCGGTGATAAGCACAGGCTTATTAAGAGGGAATGCGGTTTGATCCGCATCGTCGCCGGTGCAAACCATCCCAATAATGGCCGTACTGACGGTAGTAATGGTGCGCGTGCCTTCGTTGATTTCTTGGACGCGCACACCGTGGTGATAATCTTGAGCCATAAAGCGGATCTCCTGTTCAGGTGTTCCGCTATGGTGAAAGAGAGGGGAAAAAGAATCATGCGGTGGGCATTGTGACAACGTTGGCACAATACCCAAAGGGATCAGACTGTAGGCATCTCAGGCCAAACCACATCAGGAGCCGTTGACGTATCCACCCGACTCAACAACACCCGAAAGGTGCGCCATGCCGTTAGGCTAATTTTCTCCGCTTCTGTTGCCATCCCTAAGTCAACAGAGTCCTGCAATGGGGCTATGCACGTACTAGCTTCAGCAAGCAAGCGGGCTTTCTCTGTCGCTGCTTGTGCAATAAGTTCATCACGTGTGTATGTGCGCTTGATGACTTGTCCATCCTGATACATCCAGTTACCGGAGACATCAGCTCTCCGATTTGCTGTAATATCGAGTAGCTCAATTACACTCATACCTTCTGGATTAATTAATGAAACATCTTTTTCAATACAGCAAATAATCCCAGTATGGTCATATGCAATTTTTAATGTGTCAGGTTGGAAGTTTTTTTGTTCTTCGTACCAGTTTTTGCCATCCTCTGACCATAACCACTTCACATCAAAGTCACGGGTAAGTTGATATTGTTCAACTGTTTTAGGGTTGCCTGCTTTAATATTCTTTAAATGCATCATGTTATGCCCTCCCTACGTTATACCACTGCCCATTTATATATTTTTGAACAGGGGCGTATACAGGATATTCTCGATCATCATCGAAGTTACCCCCAGTCAGTACATATCCCGCAGGCAGCGTACCACCTTCACCCCCCCATATAATTCCACTTTGGTTAGCTCCCATGCGAATGTCACGCACATAGCGAGCATCTGACTCGGCTTTGGAATAGGAACGGAGCATAGGCGCATATCCTGCGTCGCTCTGTGCTTTTGTGTAGTACCTAGTATCAAAGTTCGCGTAATTTGTTGGGATAATCTGCCCAGTGAATGACAGGATTGTCGTGTTCCAATAGCCGAACATTCGGCCATTGGCGTATAAATCCACCTGACCATCGACAGAGCTGCGCAAGCCTGAATCGCTGTCCCCAATAGTCAGAAAACCGTTACCAACGCTACCCACTTGGATCTGGTTTTTAACGGTTAAATTTCCATTAAGTGTGCCGCCGCCGATAGGCAACGCTCCGACATCACTTGCGCTGGGTTTATTATAAGAATCATAGACAACTCGCCAAGCGCTCCATACTCCAGAGTAGATACCACGACGCCATTGCCTCCCTGCACCACTAGAATATTCGGTATAAACCTGCGTGACGCCAGCATCCTGCAAAACCTGCAATGAACCGGCCTGAGTGCTGGGGTAATTTAATGCTAGAGAGGCGTTAGCATTGGCGGGGTTAAACCATATACCGTATTCAGTCAGTGTATTTAAGTTCGTCCCCGCACTTATCCCCCCAAAAAATGGGATTGCACGAACATCAGCCGCAGAGGGTTTATTTAATGGTCCATAAAGTTTTTGAATATGCTTAACGACAATCGCACCATCGTTTTTGTTCACCGCGAGCCATTCAACGGATAGGTTCCCTGCAGAATCAACAAAGAGGTTGGCGGTTAATCTCTGTTTGTTATCACCGCTCGATCCATACGATAAGTGAATGCCCGTTCCATAACCGCCAAAATGACTATTTGCAGCGCCGCCACCTTGGTTAAAAAAGGTATTGCCAATACTGGTTGGCGATAAAATATCGCTATCCACCATACCCACACCACTCGCCCCCAGTCCCCACGCGCCATTTATCATCAATGCATTAGGGGTATTATCCGTAATAGATTTTTGAACGTTGGAGGTGGCAGCAGTGCCAAGCGCTAAATTCTTACGCGCCTGCGGTTTATCGCTCAGATCGGACAGATTCTTGTTTTTTTCTAGGCGCGTATTGGCATTGTCGTTGGCCTTACCCGCATTGTCGTCGGCGGTTTGGGCGTTTTTGTCAGCCTCGACCGCTTTGTCATAAGCGGCTTTCACCGCTTTCGGCGTAGCGGCTAATGTCTCACTGGCACTATTGGTGGCACTGCTAAGCAGAACAATCCCTTTTTGGGCTGTGGTCGCATCCTGCGCGGTATATTTACCGGTTGCCAAGTCATAGGCGGCTTTGACGGCTTTAGGGGTAGCCGCTAACGCCTCACTCTCGCTATTGGTGGCGCTGCTTAGTTGGGTAAAACCTTTCTCTTTGAGTGTGGCGTCAGGATGGCGGCGCGATTGCTCATGCTCCAACAATTTTTCATCGACGTACTCCTGTGTAGCAAGCACCGTCGAGCTGTCGATCAGCAAATTGACCGTGTCCATATCACTGACAATCACCACCATGCGCAGGGTCTGCGCGCGGCCTGAGCCCTCAGATAACAGCGGCTTGTAACTCTCGGCCATGTTACTGACCGCAATCAGCGCGCCGGTGTCGTCATAGAGACCGAGCTCACGCATCCAAAAGCCGCCAATCTCCGGTGGAATAACCAACTCGGCCACTAAATAATTCTTCTTTTTGGGATCAACGATCACCTTATTAAGTGCGGCGCGGTGCTTCTCCGCAATCAGCTTAGTTTGCGTGGGTACGGGTGTCGGCAATGAACCACCGCCATCACCCACGGCCATCTGTGTCAGGTTAATTTTAGCCCCGCCCGCTGTAGCGGCGGCAATCTTGGCTGCGCCGACGGTTGTGAGTACGGCTTTATATTTTTGCGCCATGGCATTAGCTCCCTTCGTCGGGATAAACAGTGATAATGTCGCCGTCATATACGGCGGCACCGGTATAGGCATAGCCCGCGACGTCTTGAATAATGGTCAGTCCTATCAGGTGACGGCTGACCGGCTTGGCATCAGCGATCAGGCGCTCCATTTCCTGATACATCGCCTCATCTATACCGCTTTCCAACACGCCGATATCCAGCCGGAATGTGCCTGCAGGGTCATTGTTTTCCCACCACTCACTGACGTTAATCAGGTATCCCAGCGGTTCAACCACGCGACGAATAGCGCTGATGGTGCCCTTTCGGCTATGGATATAAAACGCATCAGCCACCACCTGCCGCTTGGTTTCCTCCGGCCAATGCTCATCCCAGCGGTCAACCGAACGGGACCACGCCAGATAAGGTAAAAACGCAATGGGGCAGGTTTCAGGGTTCCATAGGTCACGTAACGGCACTTGCAGATCGTTAATCCCTTTGCAGGTTTGCGCCAACCGGCCTTCTAGCGCAGAGGCAGACGATGGCAGCAGGCTAGGCTCACTCATCAGATCCCCCAATCGCTACGCGCCAGTCGGTGCAATATGCCGCCTGAGTTTTATCTAGGATCACGTCTTGTTTGGGTTCAGTGAGTTCGACACGCTGCACGCCCTCAACATGTAGCGCAGCGTGCAAGGCTGATATGCGGATGTCTCGCCCCAGTCGTCGCTGGGTACTGATGTAGTTTTTTAAGCTGTTTTTAGCCGCGGCCAGAATGGGTTCAGACTCCGGTCCCTGATAGACATACAACACCGCGTTGATGGCGTAAGAAACAATCTGCGCAGACTGCACGGTCAGGCGATCCGCCACGGGACGCACGTTTTCATCATTTAAGGCATTTCTTACCGCTGCCAATAATTCGGCATCGGCTTGACCATCTCCCGCGCGTGCCAACACAGTGACCGTCACCTGCGCAGGTTCGGGACTAATCGCGCTCACATCGGCCACCCGTCCGTCTGCGCTCAAGGCGTGATACTGATAAGACGCCGATGGACCCGCAACGGATAGCCCTTCAAAAGCGGCAGGAATACGGGCGCGCAAATCGGTATCAGACTCCATCACCGCATCCACCGGTGGAATAGTGTCCTCGTCAGCAGGCATCACCACCAAGCGAGTCACATCGTTGTTGGCGGCAAGCTGGTCCAAATCACTGCCGAGCGCATACGCCACCATGACCGCCTGCGCGGCCTCGTTGACTCGCTGGCGCAGCAGTAATTCACGGTACGCATTTTCCTGCAGCAGCTTAACAATGGGTTCAGATTCCAGCTGCAGTGTGCGCCGCACAGCGTCCTGCTCGTCAGCGGGATACAGCGAAATCAGAAAGTTTTTGCGTTCAGTCAGCAAGGTTTCAAAATCCAACGCCTCCACCACATTAGGGGCTGGCAGTTGTGACAAATCAACGGACGCCATCAGGAATGTTCTCCCAGTGAAATAGACAAACTGGCGGGGCTGTCATCGGTTCGTACACCGGATAATTCAACGGTCATGACGCCATTCATTTCCGTATTAATTTGGATACGTTGCAGCTTAATGCGCGGCTCCCAGCGACTAATGGCGGTATAGCTTGCCGCCATCACCTGCAGCTTGACCGCATCGTTTTGCGGCCAGTCGATGAGCTCTGGCAATAACGAGCCATATTCACGACGCGCAAGACGAGAACCCACGGGGGTCACCAAAATATCCCGCACGGATTGCCGTATATGCTCAAGCTCGGTAATGCGTTTGCCGGTTAGCTGATTCATACCTAGATATTTCATTTCACTGGCCCCCCAGAGGTATCCCCGCCTGACTTCACGCCGTTATGTTTATGCGCATCGACCACCACACCGTTAGACGAAAGCTTGCCGCCGCTGTGAGTAATATCCCCGTTCATGGTCCCGCCTTCAGTAACTGACATTTGCGGTGTTTCTAGCAAGGTGGCGCAACGCACTTTTGGCGTATCAAAAAAGACCTCTTCTGACGCGACCAGCACCAGCTGCTTGATACCGCTTATGAATAATTTGCTGCTCTCAGGGTCATATTCGAAATGGGCACCATCAGGGAACGTCACCACCAACGCATTTTCAGATTGGGACGGCGGCGGGTTTTCGTCGGAATAAATAGCAGGCAGCGCAAAAGCTGTGGTCAGTTCCCCCCCAATGGCAAGCAATAGCACCTGCTCCCCGATTGAGGGTTTCCACCATGTGCGCGCAGATCCCGCGCGCATGGTCAGCCACGGTATCCAGCCAGTTTGGTTTTCTCCAGTAGCCACACGGCACAGCCATTTATCTGCATCGACTTCAATAATGCAGCCGGTGCGGATCATGTTGCGTAGTAGGCGTAGGAGTTCAGTGAGTTCTGTATTCATCGGAATAGCGTGCCATCAGGACGATGGCACGTGCATTACTGGAGGATTGTTTGATTTACAGCACAATGAGAGCCACAGGTTTTAGTGTTCGCTTAGGTAGTTAATTAATTCATCACCTACGCGCTCAATATCTATTTCCGTCATACCAAGCAGCTTGCGTTGTGGATATTTAACCACAGGGCCACGCTTACCAAGTCTTTCACGTAGACCTAACTGATGCGTGGCGGCTATCTTCTCTATGCGGTTATTACTAAAACTCACCTCAGCCATATCGGGAGCGGCTTTGGTTTTCAAATAGCGCGCCGTGCGGATTTTGCGAAACATCTTGCGCTTAATGCGCCCTTTTTTATCACGCTTTTGCGGCTTGCGTGCCTCATAGGGTGAACCGTCGGGGTTTAGCTGTTGCTGGATACGCTTTTGTTGAGACTGGCGCAGCGTTCGCGCCCATTGCTGGGTCAGCTTGCGGCGCTGTGCGGGAGTGAATTTTTCCAGCAGCCCCACCATCCAGTCTTCTAACTGAATAAAATCACTCATTGCCAGCCCCACTCGTCAGGATCTGCGGGGTTTGGTTCACTGACGGCCTCGACGACCATTTGGCCGTTTTCCTCTTTGATGATCACCCGTTCGGTCAGCTTGAGATCAATACTGATGTCACTGGTCGTGTTATTGAGAATATCCGCCTCAAAGGTAAAACCATCTTCACGGCGTGCTGGGTTAGCCAAAATGTCCGGCTGATGTTGGGTTAACCATCCCAATATCGGGGCCATCAGCAGGTTTTGGTCACCGGCAAAGTTCATAACAATGACGTTCAGTGTATAGCGATATTCAAACGACAACGAAGCAGCCAACGTTGAAACAACGCTGCCGCTATCAATAAAAATACTCAGGCATTCAGGATTATTTGCAATAAACGGCACTGACTTATTCAGCGCCTGCCGTAAAGACTCAGGCTTTTTCATGATGATTTTCCTGACAGTCCACAATCATATCAACCTTAGCAGCACAGACAGCCCAAGCAGCCTCTGCCGCATCACCATCGTCACGTAAATCACCGTTAGTCTTTGGCGCTCTGGCGGGTAGCTGGCAGCGCGTCACTGTCGGACAGGTAAGCGTGATAACCTGCGGCCCCGACAATGGCGGGCCGCTGTTGCAACCGGCTAATGTCAGCAGGCAAAGGAGTGTCAGCCCAGCTTTTAAGTTCCGCATTTTCATTGATGAGTTCCTTAATCCGCTTGTCTTTGGTTGTCAGTGCGGCTCTCAACGCATCGGCCTGTTGCTGCAACCTTACCTGATAACGATCATTGGCTTGTGCCATCAGGTTAATAGCCGTCAGTTGTCCTTTTTTATCGGCCAATGATTGCTGTAATCGCGTTAATTGCTGTTTTTGAAAATTAACCGTGGTTGTGGCGACATCCAGCCGCCACAAAATCAACGCAAGTACGCCGATACACAAGCCAACTAACCAGCGCATGATTTGCCATACTCCAACACCACGGCTTTGATCACTTTGACCACAACTAAACCAACCAGATAACACAAGGCTGTTATTAACCATCCAGAAAAAGCCATGCAAACCACTACAATCAGGGGAAATACCGCTGACATCCAACGGAATAGCATGGGCCGCTTTTGATTGAATGCGGCTAAAACCTTTTCAATAGTCACCTTTTTCTTATCATCAGGTAACTCGCTGGCACCAATGAGACTTATCACAGTCATAAATGCGATAAATAAAGCCATCAAGGTCATTCCCCAGACGCACACCACCGCTACATTGATCACATTCCCGTCAGGGTTTAATGCGCCATAAACCAGCGTGAGCATCAGACAGATATAAATTACAAACGTAAAGCTCATAGATTTCGTCATTGTGTTACTCCTCTCATACAGTGCGCCAGCTCCCGCGCGCGGCGGTTCTCTAGCCCTTTATTTTTAACCCCGTTAACGTAGACCCAGCGCGGTAACTGCGAACAGGCGCGCCGCCAGTCTCGTCCGTTAATGAAATACGCCAGCGTTGAACGACACGCGGCTGCGGTGCCAACGTTAAAGCCAAAACTCACCACGGCGTCATAGACCGGCTGGGGCATGTTGACCGCCATACAACGGTCAATCGCCCTTTCAGTTTTGGCAACGTCGGCCACCAGATTTTCTGCCGCCTGCCGTTCGGTGATAGCGCTCTTTGCGGTCACGCCCGCCGTGTGTCCAATGCCATTGGTCCACACACCGGCGCTGCACTGATATGGCGTCAGGCGGCACCCTTCAAAATCGGCAATCAATCGCAAACCATCGTCTGACACCTTCAAATTCTGGGAGCCTGACACCAAAGCAACCAGCGCCAGAATGGCTCCCACGGCACAGCGTTTAACGGTTGAGCTGTTCATAAATATCCTTACTCAGTGCGTCGGTCTTATCTTTGAAAAGCTGAAAGGTTTTGCGCCGGTAGTACCAATTGACAAAGAAGGTGCCAAACCCCAGCACCGTACCGGACAGAAAGGCCACCTCTTGCACATTCAGCCCGCCGAGCCATGCCAAAAACACCGCGAGGCAATAGGAAATAAACGTGGTGATTTTTTCCATCTGTTAGTCCCATAGCTGCACGGTTTGCGTCGTCGGCACGGACACCACATCCGGCAGTTCGATCTCCATCCCGTGGGGTAAAAAAGGCCCGACCTCGGCAAGTTGCGGATTTGCAGCCAGCACAATTTCGGTCATGCCTTGCGTGCGCCCGTAGTACCGCCAACACACCGCATCCACCGTGTCGTATTGCATGGCTCGCACACGCATTAGATAAGCTCCACCGTGATGTGGGCCTTACCCTGCAGGCGTTGGACCGCCCACTGGGCATCTCGCCAAAGCTCATCGACGCTAGACACAATGTCTTCGGCGCGTTTGCTGCCTGATTTAGTGGTGTCAATATCGGGATAACGCTCAGTTAAATTGGCCTTGGTGCGGCAATACACTGCGCGCCGATACCAGTACGTAAGTTCACTAAATCCGCCAATGGTCGCCGCGGGTACATCCACCAAATTGGCAAAACCCAATTGCTGCTGGCGTTCTTTGTATAAAGCCAGCTCGGCGTTGGTTTCACAGATGGCAGACAGTGCCGCTTCTTTCAGGCGCTCATTAGTCACGACACCGTCAGTGCGCATGGCTAACCGGTAATGCTCCAGATCGACATCCGGCCAAAACGGGGTATTGGTGATAATCCCCGCCTTACCATCTGGCTTTTCCGGTGAAACAAAATCCATGCTGTTGTCCTCTGAATGGGTAGGCGGTGGACGGGATTTTGATGAGGCTATCGCCTGTCGCCATCCCGTGCCGCCTCGCGCGTGGGCACGTTCGGTTATCCGTTGTTGGCTTGGCGGGCAATCCGCTCCAGTTGGTCCATATCCTTTTTCACGCCACAGTTCTTATCGAACAGGAACGCCTGACTGATATGGTGATAAGCCAACACCGGCTGATTGTTGTCGCGTAGGCCATAGGCCAGAATTTTATGAAGTTTGGCGCGGACTTGGTCGGGCATGTCATGCATGTCTGTGATTTCCAGCGTGCGCTGGATAAGTGCCACGTCCACCGGCTGCTTGGCGGCATAGTTTTTTGTCATGGCGTCAGCGATTTCTTCGGCCACGGCGCACGCCGTTTGTCGGTTATAGAGCGATGGCATCACCAAACCGTGTTTAAGGGCATACTCGGCAATGTCTAATGCGCCACTAAAATCACCGGCATCCACCCGCCAGATCATGACGTTCATTAGCACATCATCCTGCGCCCCTTTTCCGCTCTTCAACGCGCCCGCCACCCAAGGTTGGTAGTAGGGTAAAAGTTCGCGTTTAATTTCGGCCTTGCGCATGGTGGACTGCACCCGTTTTAACTGGCGTTTGTCCTCTTCGAGTTTGAGCAACATCTGATTGTAGGCTGATAAATTGCGGAGCGTGGAGCCGCCCAACTGGGCGGACTCCTCAGCCTGAACACGCATTACATGTCGCCGTGCAGGACTCAACATGATTTACGCCTTCTTGCCGTCAGACTTTGCGGCTTTGTCGGTTGGGGTTGGTTCTTCCGGTTGACTTTCCGCTGGCTGGGAAGCTGCATCCTGAACAGCGTCACCGGTCACCGCGTCGCCTTTATCACCGCCCAGCTTTTCCGCTAGCAGCATGATGGCATCAGCCAACTTTGCGGAATCAACGCCCTCGACGATTTGAACATCGTTAGACATCATTGCGGCGCTAGGTGCTGGCGCTTCCACCGGCCCCATCACGATATTTTCAATCAGCGCCACGCAGCGGTAATCCTCGACCACATAGGCTTCGTTGACCGATTCAAGGTTTTCGATACGGTCACGTTTTGGATTATCAATCACCGAGCGGCGGCGGGTGTCTTCTTGCCAGTAGATAGATAGGTTATCCAGTCGGGTGATCATCAACGCATTCGGCGGGAAGTACGGCGCACGTACCGCTTGCAGACCGCCCATGCGTTTCTGGCTAATGATCATATCTGCAGCTAGCGCTTCACTGTTTTCCTGCTCTTTGTTGACCAGCGGGAAATACTTGTCAGCAAGCAGAGCACGGCCACAAATCACCACCAGACCATCATCATCCTGATAAACCGGATCGATAATCTCATCAACGGCGTTCATCACCAGCGCGTCAAGGTTGGCATAGGCGCCACCTTTACCCACATTAATGACATTCTTCACACTGCCATCTTCGCCCGTCACGCCCGCCATGACGTGCGCCGGTGCGTCTTTGCGGATCTTTTCCAGCCAGCCCACGTTCACATCCTGCAGCATGGTGTTTACCGCACGATTAGAGGTTTTTTCACGCTTCAAGCCGTTAAACCCAATCATGATGCGGTCCAGTGCCTGACGCTTGATAATGGCGTTACGGATACGCAGCTGGAAGTCTTGGAACTTGGCCCACATGTCCAATTTAGGGTAAGTCAGCGCGGTGTCGAAATTGGTCTGCTCACACTTGTACTCAATATCACTGAACGCCGTCGGGTCGGTGGGTTCGCGCTCTTTGTCTGCGGTATTGGTGGTGCCTGCAATTGTGGTCCCGACGCCCAGACCGAGCAGCTGTCCCGATTGTTCCGGCACAGGGACGACATTGACCAAGGTCAGGAAGGCGGCGGACTGCTGGATCTCATCTTCCAGCGTCTGGTTCACCGTCGGCTCTACGGTGAACTTGGCGGACAGATCGTCAATTGCCACACCGTTGAGTTCCGCCAATCGGCTTAGAAAGGCGTTAAAAGCAAAGCGGGTATTCTTTTTCATGCAGATGTTGCTCCGTTAGCAGTTAGTTTGTTCTGACGCGGAATGACTGCCACCGGCAGAGAATGGACGGCGATTTTGATTGCCGTCTTCATTACTCAGGCGCGTGGTCAGGTCGCCCAACTTCTGGCCGTACTCCGCCAGCCGTTCTTCCAGTTCGCCCACTTTGGCAACCTCTGCGGATAACGTGGCGACCTGCTCCGCCGTTCCCTGCGTTTCCTTCGCGCACAGCTCTACCGCCTTATGCACGTTGTTAAAGCGGGCTTCGTCGCTCACCTGCTTTTTACTAAAGATGTCCATAACGCGGTTGAAGATGTTGGGCTTCGATTCCCCCACCTCTTCGAACTCAATCACGGTTTCTTCTGCCACGGTGAACAGGTTGTGCGGGTTGGCTTTACGCTGGGCCAGCGTGCTTTCACCGCTGGCGCTAAAGCTCAGACGTTGGGTGCCAAGACTGGCGGGATCGTCAGTGACGGCAAGGCCGACCAAGTAAGCAAAGCCCAAGTCTGAAAACTCGGGGTCAACCTCCATCGAGGTGTAAACCTTTTGGCTTTTCTTATTGAGTGCGACCAGCTCCGGCGTGGGTTCGATTTCGGCATACAGCGCCATGCGTCCAGCCAGCGCACCGTCTTCAATCTCTTCGGCAAAAAGTCCGGTGACATCGCCATAACGGCCAAATGAACCATCGGGGGAATAGGATTTGATGTGCTCAACGTTAACCCGTGCGCCATAGACGTCTGGGTCATAGTTTTCCGCCATCTGGGTCAGCCATTCGCGCTGGATTTTGCGGCCGTCAGTGGTCGCCCCTTCCACCCCGACGCGAAAACGCTTTGATTTTGTTGCCATCTGTCAGGCTCCATTCTTGTGAACGTATTAGAGCCACTATGTTTGCGGTGATGGGGGTATGGAGACAACGCGGGGGAATTGTGGGGACGCTGGCACAATCAGCGGCAGCGGTGCAGGCGTGATTGGGTCGGTAATCTGGCCGCATGAATACAACAACGGTAAATACTGACCTCGATCCCCGCCGTCAGGCTATGTTCCTGTACTTTCAGGGGTTACGCATCGCCCGCATTGCTGAAATGCTGGGAGAGAAGCCTGCAACCGTACACAGTTGGAAAAAGCGTGACAAGTGGGGCGACATTGGACCACTGGATCAGATGCAGCTGACTACCGCCGCACGCTATTGCCAGCTCGTTATGAAGGAGCACAAAGAAGGGAAAGACTTTAAAGAAATTGACCTGCTGGCGCGCCAGTCAGAGCGCCACGCCCGTATTGGTAAATTTAACAACGGCGGCAATGAAGCCGATCTGAATCCCAAAATCCGTAGCCGAAACAGCGGCGAGCGCAAGCAGCCTGAAAAGAACGCGTTTACTGATGAGCAGTTGGAAAAGCTGCAGCAAATATTCCATGAAACGCTGTTTGATTACCAAAAGCACTGGTATCGAGCAGGTATCGATCCCGATATTCGTATTCGTAACTTGCTCAAATCGCGCCAGATTGGAGCCACCTACTATTTTGCCCGTGAAGCGTTACTGGATGCGCTGACCACGGGCCGCAATCAGATTTTCTTGTCAGCCAGTAAAGCGCAGGCGCACGTTTTTAAGCAGTACATTATCGAATTTGCCCAAGAAGTGGACGTGGAATTGAAAGGCGACCCCATGACGCTGGGCAATGGGGCCTGCCTGTATTTTCTCGGCACCAATGCCCGCACCGCACAGAGCTACCACGGCAATCTGTATCTGGATGAGTATTTTTGGATACCGAAATTCCAAGAGCTACGCAAAGTGGCATCAGGCATGGCGCTGCATAAGAAATGGCGTCAGACCTATTTTTCTACCCCTTCAAGCCTCACCCACAGCGCCTACCCATTTTGGTCGGGTGCCTTGTATAACCGTGGGCGCGCAAAAGCGGACCGTGTAGATATTGACCTGACCCACAACCATCTGGCGCGCGGCGTTCTCTGCCCTGATGGCCAATATCGTCAGATTGTCACCGTAGAAGATGCGGTAAATGGCGGTTGTAACCTGTTCGACCTCGACCAGTTGCGCCTTGAATACAGCCCGCCAGAATATCAAAACCTGTTGATGTGCGACTTTATCGACGATCTGGCCTCGGTGTTTCCGCTGGCCGATCTGCAGGCGTGCATGGTGGACAGTTGGGAAGTGTGGGACGACGTGCAGCCGCTGGCGATCCGGCCCTTCGGCTATAACCCTGTATGGATTGGCTATGACCCTGCCAAGGGAACGGCCAACGGTGATAGCGCCGGTTGCGTTGTCGTGGCTCCGCCACCTGTTGCCGGTGGCAAGTTCCGTATTCTGGAGCGCTTTCAATGGCGCGGCATGGACTTCCGCGCACAGGCAGAATCTATCCGCCAACTGACAGAAATCTACAACGTGACCTATATCGGCATTGACTCCACCGGCATCGGTCACGGGGTCTATGAAAACGTGAAAGCCTTCTTCCCTGCCGCGCGTGAGTTTGTCTACAACCCGAATGTAAAAAATGAACTGGTCCTGAAAGCCTACGACGTGATCAGCCACCGCCGTCTGGAATTCGACGCTGGACACACCGACATAGCCCAATCGTTTATGGCGATCCGTAAATCCGTCACCGCCAGTGGCAACCGCCCAACCTATGAAGCCAGTCGCAGTGAAGAAGCCAGCCACGCCGATCTGGCGTGGGCCACCATGCACGCCTTACACCATGAACCGCTGGAAGGCATGACCGCTACTAATACCAATATTGTGGAGATTTTCTAACTCATGAGCCGTAAGCATAAAATCAAAACCCAGCCAGTGGTCACCGCCACCCAGCAAGCACCGGCAGCAGAAGCCTTCACCTTTGGCGACCCGATCCCCGTACTGGACCGCCGCGAATTATTGGATTATCTGGAGTGCTCCCGCGTCGAACAATGGTATGAACCGCCGATTAGTCTAGATGGGCTGGCGCGCACGTTCCGCGCAGCAACACATCACAGCTCGGCCATTTACGTAAAACGCAATATTCTGACCAGCACCTTCATTCCGCATAAGTTGCTTAGCCAGCAGGCATTCAGCCGCTTTGCGCTGGATTATCTGGTGTTCGGCAATGCCTATCTGGAAAAGCGGAAAAATCGACTCGGTGACACACTCGCGCTAGAGCCTACGCTGGCAAAATACATGCGCCGTGGTGTCGATCTCGATACTTACTGGTTTGCCCAATATGGCTTTAACACCCAGCCGTACCCGTTTGAAACGGGTTCGGTGTTTCATCTGTTTGAACCCGATCTAAACCAAGAACTTTACGGCCTACCCGAATATCTGGCGGCTATTCCGTCGGCGCTGCTCAATGAGTCCGCCACCCTATTTCGCCGCAAGTATTACCTGAATGGAAGCCACGCTGGCTTCATCATGTATATGAGCGACCCCGCGCAAAACCAGTCTGATGTGGACAATATCCGTGCAGCATTAAAGCAGTCGAAAGGACCTGGCAACTTCCGTAATTTGTTTATGTATTCACCCAGCGGGAAAAAAGACGGCATTCAGATCATCCCACTCAGTGAAGTAGCCGCAAAAGATGAATTCCTAAACATCAAGAACGTCAGCCGTGACGACATGCTAGCCGCACACCGCGTTCCACCGCAAATGATGGGAATTATCCCCAACAACACCGGCGGCTTTGGCGACGTTGGCAAAGCCAGTAAGGTATTTGTACGCAATGAATTAATACCACTGCAGCGGCAGATGCTTGAGCTGAATACGTGGCTAGGGGAGGAAGTGATCCGCTTCGAACATTATAAATTGGATTTAGAAGACTATACTATACATGCGACTACCTAAAGGTAGTTAGATATATAACAATTAAAGTTAATATCTATAAAAAGATTAAATATTATAGAGGTAAGCTCTATGGTTTACCTCTAGATTCTATAAAATTTATCAACACAAATCGCATCGTAAGATAAATTATCATTAGGAATAGCATTGCAGTCATGTACTGGGTTACTAATACCATCCATCAATAGCCGCTCTAAATTATCTTTTTTTTCTGAATCTAATACACTCCACCAACTGACACTCGAATATATATTCTCAGAATACGCAAATAAAAAAGCTGTTAATTTATCCCCTAGTTTTTTTAGCGGGATTTTTGATATTGCATCAATAAATAGACTTGCTACTTCATCATGTTCCTTAAGCCATGTAAAAATAAAGTACCCCTTATTCTTAAATGACAAACAATTGAAGGTAAGATAGGCTGGCATTTCTAAGTCATAACCTATCGTCTGTAGCCTAGTGCCATCAAAATCAAATTCTGGTGCGACTGATGCGCACGCCATAACTTTTGGTGTGTTTTTTAAATGAATGATAAAGTGACTTAATAAGTCAAATTGATTACTGAAAAGGCATTCCTCAATGGTTATCTTTAAATATTTAAGATCCTTAACTGCCAAGTTAGCTCCTATTAAAAAACTGTCTGCATACTCCTGAATAAATCTTTGGATAAAAGAACCTTTACCCTTGTCAAATTCCCTAATGGATTTAGTAAATTCAACGCTCGACTCCTTAGCATACAACTCCCTAGCAATAGGTCTAAGGGCAAGCAGAGATAATTGAACTAATTCAAGAGAAAAAGCTCTATCCTCTAATGGCGAAAATAAAACTTTGTCATGATAAGAGCAATAACCAGTAAAAGTAGATGCTTTGTTAACTCCGATTTTATCGAAAGACAATCCCCTTTTTTTTTGACCAGTTTTACCTATACCATGTTTAATTCCCATCACATGACCATTTTCAGCAATATCTCCTAAACAAGAACTTTTAGATAAGGTGTGAGCACGCACTATTTTATTAGAACACTTAATTTTCTCCTTATCAGATACGCTGCATTTTTTTTGGGCTGTTAACTTTTTGCTAGCGGTATGTGCATCCTCAATACTGAAAGGTTCTCTCTTATCTCTTCCAAGATGGCATTGTTTATATTTTTTCAAAGAACCGCACCAACAAGGTGCATTGCGCCCCAACTTCTCATTCATCTAGTACCCACCACTATCGAAAATATCACGTCACTGAGAATTCTTATTCTCTTCATCCTACTATTGTGACCACTCGCGCGCAATCATAGCCCCGCCACGCCTGCCCGCTTGATCTATGGCTTTTCATGCAATTGCATGAACTCTGCCAGCCCGCACCAGCAATGGAGCCTACCGACGTTTTAGATCCTTTACCGCTCATGCAGATCCATGCACAAATATCAATTTTTCGACAAGCTCCGAAAACTTCTTACAAAGGTAATGATAGACTTCTGCGTCGTAATCAAATCAACCTGTAGAGGGCAATGTGAAAAAACTACTGGCATCAATTGTTTTGATATTTTCAGCATCATGCCTAGCAAGCTCAACTAATACGCAAGATACGATGAAAACGATGCTTGATGTATCTAGAACTGAAGGGATCTGCTCCGTATTTTATGCATTAGCCCAGTACCAAGATGAAAAGGGTACAGAAGAAACGAAAAAGTTTATTTCTGACTTTTTGCAATCACGTCTTCAAGCTGGCGGGTTCACTCATGAAGGTTTTGTGGAAGCCTGCAAAACAGCAATTAAGTTTAGGAGTAAGATTGACGCAGCTCAAAAAAATTAAAATAAACTATAGTTTAAAAGTCCCGATCTCTAGGGTAAAACATAAGCGAGGTAGAAATGTCAGCTCTTAATTTATTTGAAGATGTAGTTCCATTAGAAAAACAGCATCCTATGTATAGAATGATGAAACATGAGCGCCATGAGCCAGAGAGAGACGTCATTAATGAATGGGCTATAGGGTTCCAAGACAGGGATAATAAATTTCGAAAAGAATTCCAGACAACATTTGAACCTTGTTTATGGGAATTATATATTCACGCATACCTTAAAGAATTAGGTTTAACTACCGATTTCTCTTACGATGCACCTGATTTTGTCGTGGTGAACAAAAATGAGTTTTGCATTGAGGCAACAATCGCTCTCCCAGCAAAAGGTGAACAAGGCGCGCATGGTTTTAGCCTGAAAGATATGCCTAGCGACTTCAATAAATTTAATTCAGAAGCCTCTGTCAGACTTAGCAATAGCTTTATATCTAAAGTTAGGAAACTGAGAGAAAGGTATGCATTGTTACCTCAATGTAAAGATAAACCATTCGTGATAGCTATCGCTTCGTTTGATCGTCCCTTTGCACATTTCGCGGCAGCAAGGCCCATACTAGCGACGCTATATGGTTTGTATCACGATGAAAGTGCAACCATTGAATCAGGCTCAAAGAGCATAATTTCTTATAATGTAGATGCAGCCATAAAAAATGAAAATGTTAATATCGACATGGGGTTATTCTGTACACCCGAGTTTTCAGATGTTAGTGCAGTCATTTATAGCAGCCTAGCGACATGGGGAAAAGTGCGAGCTCTTGCTGATAATCCTACAGCACTAACTATTTATACATATTTTACTCCAAATGAGGATTCTTTACTCCCTAAAGTCCATAGAGCCACAAAAAGAGATTACGTTGAACATTTAGCGGATGGCTTATATATTTTACATAACCCGTTTGCCAAAAATCCATTACCCAAAGAAACTCTTAGACACCCTAGGGTGGCACAAGGTCATGTCGAACCTGACGGGTACGTGAATTTTGAAGCTCCAGAGGATTTTCTTTTATTACGTTTTTTACAAACAGCAAATATTCGTGATAAAGAATGACCTCATATTTACCATATAAATAAAAGGCTCCATTTGGAGCCTTTAGAAGGCCTAACCTTAAAAATTAATCAAATAGCACCTAGAATCGCCAACCTTTTTCTCGTCCCACTTCAGTAATTAACACATACGGGAGAGAAATTTTCGTCTCTGGAATAAAACTAGCTGTCAGATCACGTATAGGTCAGTTCAAAAATACTATTCGTATTATTAACGCTTCTTACCATGCACCACGGTTAAATTGGTGATAAGTGTACAGCCCGTTTTTGTCCTCTTCGAAAATAGCCCAACCTAATTTATATTGTCGAATGTAACCATTAACAATCGCAGGACTCACATCCTCATAATCCAAGTTTCGTGCAGCATTCAGGATTGATTTAATTTTTACTATTCTGCGCCCATTGCTTTGGTGTTCGATAACAGAGTTAAAAATCATCTCAATACGGTCTAGATGTCTCGGCATAAATTCTCCACTAATTCACCGGCACCCAGCTGTCATCCTCCCAAATTTCTCGGATTATCGACTGGATAGATTGATATTCTGCTTCGTCTTTGGTGCCCGTCACCTGCAGCAATGTGCTGCTACTACTGGCAACACGAAAACGCGCATTAGGGAACTGCGGGCTAATTTTCTTTTGTAGTTCATTAGCCAGTGCAGCCATAACGGGCTGTGGCACCTTAGCTTGTTTATCAAAAAGGACCTCTACTCTCATGCTCCCCCCTCGATTTATTGCATAGCATATTTGAATTTACTGGTACGACACTGGCGCTCTTCGGCGTTCTTCATCGTCATAATTATCCAGCTTGTCGATCAGCTGCGTGGTCAGTTCATTAATCCAGACCAGTGCCAGTTCTTTATCATCCCCACTACATACGTCCATCGACACAACCCGTGCGATGAGTTGGATACGCTGCAATGCGAGAGACTCCGTGAGAAGATCAGACACAATTCCTCCCTCTTCACTATTTACTGTGTATTTATACAGTATATCAATAGATTTTAAACGGGAAGAAGTTTTTGACCAAAATATGATACCGATTAAGAGTTACCGTAAATAATCCCCATCTGTTCACGGGGATTTAACGAATAGACAACGTAATAGCCTGTTAGATAACCGCTTTATCTTCGGCTACATACTATTAGCTTTTGAATTTTGCTCAGATTAATACGTGCTTTCTCTAACCTTTCTTTATCAGCAACACTTTGACTCTGTTCTGCTTGTTCCCTGACATAATCGGCCAAATAGCGTTTAAGACATTTTTGTTGATGGCGCATATTAGCGACATTGCCGCGCTGGTCGATCATCTCAGCAATCTTGAGAGTTTGCCGTTTATCTTGCGCCTTGCGCTGAAAAATTGCCCCCGTACTATCTCCTCGATAGATTGCATCCCCCACCTGAACGGTGTGGCCTGATGCCATGCGCCATGCTTCTGTTTGTGTCAGTTCTATGCCGTAAATCGCCATATCCTCTGTAATTCTTCCCATGGCATCACCTGCAGCGGCCAATGCAGCCGCTCTTTTTTTCATACGGCGTTGAATAGTTGCGGCGGATTTACGGTGCGCCTCTTCCAAGTCAGGGCTATCCGTAAAGCCTTCACGCTGATTTTTCGGTTTAATTCGACCTTCGGCCCTAATTCTGCGCAACATCTGCCGCCGTTCTTTCGGGGTAATGTTGTCAAAATCCAGCGTTATCGGTTCTGTTATGTCCGGTGTCGGGTCTAGCGATCCAGATCCTCCCGTACAGTTATTGACAGAACTCCGAGAGGGCGCAGGAGCGCCCAAAAGGTCAACGGCCAAGTCAAGGGCACGCTTCGGCACAATCTTCCACTGCACCGTGCGGGTAATAATTGGGATGTCCATGCCAACAGAAGGAGAGAAAACACCTTTAATGCGTGTCGTTTCTTCGCCGTACTCGTTCAAATCCTCAGCCTGTTCGTAATAAGTACGCACCACCAGATCGTCACGGCGAACAAATGGACCGCCCTGCGCGTTGATATATCCCGCCCAGTCGCCCACATCAGCCGCGTCATGCACAGCCGCAAACTCAACGCTTAGACCTAGCGCAGTTTCAGGATCAGCCATGCGGCGCAGTTCACGATAAACCGATACCGGCGCACCACCGATAAACTGAAACTGGCGGATACGCCAACGCGCAGCCCACGCCGATACGGCGGGAGCCATTTCTTTTAACGGTTGTTTGGTATCATCGTCCAGCTCGTCATCTAGCGCATAACCATCAATATTTTTACTGATATACTTCGCCACATAACCGGTGGCGCTGCCCTTGTCTGGGTCGATGGCCTCCGCGTGAAAACGGGCTTTTCTGGCCTTATCGCTGTTCAGTTCTTTGCTGTCTTCTTTGAAAGCATAATCACGCAAAATCTCACGCACGCGATCCACGTTTTCTGGCTCCATAAACATCAGCATGTGCCAGTGTGGGGTCCCATCATGATGGGGTTCGGCAACGCGAATACCGAAAATCCGCAAGTCCTCACGATACAACTTGGCCCGCACACGTTCCCAAACGCTGCGCAAATAGCGCTGTGTGTCTGCGGGACTTGAACCATTCCATTTGCTATTGCTGTAACCGGCTTTCGTGGTGGCGTGATATTTAGACGGTGCGGTCAGGGTATAAAACTCCCCGATATAGCCGAGTTGATTACAGATATTTTCAAAGCCACGGATACGAGTCATTAACTCGCAGCGACGGATCGCCGGATTTGCCACACTGCCATCATATTTGTCGATCAGGCTGATGCGGTTGCCTTCGGTGTCTTCCAGTTCCATGCCTTTCAAGAATTCACGGGTACGGCGTTTTTGTTCCCGCCATTCGCCTATTGTGGTACGGCTGGCGTAGGGGTTGCCTTTTTTGCTGACGTTACGCAGCGCAATCTGCAGATGCTCACGCCATTCGTTTGACTTCCGACGTAAGTGATTACGCCACCACGTTGGTGACGTCATTCGGAAAATCGCTGAACTGGCCTCCGCCTCAATAAATACCTTGTTGTTAATGCGATCCCATAACGGCGGCGTTTGGCCCAATTGCTGCGTGATAGCACCGGCGCGCTGATACATCGCCCACCCCAGACGCAGATCACTGGCTTCTGGCATTTGGTCACTAATAAATCCCAGCTCAAGCCGCATATAGGTAGCGGTGTCTTCCGCCAGCAATTCAACATCCGCGCGGGACATATCAGGAAGTTTATTAAAACGGCCAAACAGAGAGGCATTCCCCTCTGTCATTTTTGGCAGGCGGTAGCGCTTAGTGACTAATTCAAGGCGTGGCAATGTGCGCTTAACAAATGAATTGATTAAGTACGCATTGGCTCGCTGAATCCCGTGCAGGCGTTCAAGATTATCAACACGGCGGGAAATATCTCTGCGCACGCAACTGGCCTGCTTCTCAAGTTTTTTATGCGCATGTGACAACGCCGCGATCAGTCGATCACGGCGGTTAGCTTCTTCAATAGCAAGTTCGTAGGCTTCATTTTGACTCAGCGGCTTATTTCTAAGCCGCTGGTAAAACTCGTAATACGGTGACTCGATGGCCGGACGTGGTGCGTTCCACGGATATGGCCATTCCACAATATCAGTCATTCACTCGTCCCACGGGCAAAATCCACTCCCACCCAAACCGCATCGCCATACATATCAATATGCAGAGGCTCAAGACCTAACTTAACAATCAGCTCATCGGCAGACTTTCGGCTGCTCCCAGTTCCGCCACAGCTACGGCGTACTGTCAGTGGCTGCAAATCAAAGTCGGAATAAAGTGACCTTACAGACTGATTATCATTGTTGGACGCAACACAAAAGCAGCCAGAGTAAGACAAACGGCGCAACTCACCAGCCAGCTGTGAATGCTGGTCATAATCAAATCCATCTTTGGTGTAAGCAGTAAATTCTTGAGAATGGTTAGAACCGACACTTGAAACAGATGCAGGGAGATAAGGCGGATCGCAATAAACTACATCCCCACTTTTTGCCATCTGCAATGTTTCTTCAAAGCTGGCACAGATAAAGGTGGCCCTCTTTGCTTTCTCTGCGAATGCGCGGATCTCAACTTCTGGGAAGTAGGGATTTTTTAATTTTCCGTAAGGGGTATTAAATTCACCTTTTTTGTTATAACGACACAGACCATTAAAGCAGTGACGATTTAGATATAAGAAATAAACCGCACTAGTAAATAAACAGCCGCGATCTAAATTGAATTTATTTCGAACCTTATAGTATGAAACATCATCCGCGTTGTTTTCGAAAACGCTTTTTAGTTCTTCAATAAAGAACTCCGTGTTTTCCTGAATGACCTGATACATATTAATAAGATCAAGATTCACATCAGCTATAAGATATTGCTCATAATCTGTATTCATCATCACGGAACACGAACCTGCAAACGGCTCTATTAAGCGCTTACCAACGGGCAAGTGCTTTTTCAATTCAGCCATCATGCGGCTCTTACTACCAGCCCAGCGTAAAATCGTTGATTGGGTACTCATAATGCGACCCCTTTATAGTGTTTACCTTTCAGTTCGCTAATCTCCTGACAAGTCACACAGCAAGAGACTCCAGCAACCGCCAAACGGCGCTGCTCTGGGATAGGCTCGCCACACTCTTCACAGATGAAAGCAGATGCGCCAACCGTCCGAGCAGTAGCGCTTTTAATCTGGCGTTCTAGGATTTCTTGTTGGCGCTCCTGCGCCATGTTCATTTGGTCAGCCATTAGTGCAACTCCTGCGCCTGATGCTGGATTAATTCACTTTCTTTACGCAGCAGCTCGGCCACCTCAACGTGGTTTAGCTCCTTGCCCTGAATATGGTTTGCCAAGTTCTGCAGACGCGCGGCCATAACTTCGCCACGGTTGCGACGCTCATCCATACGGGCATTGGTCAGTAAAGCTTCCAAATTGAGTTCCACTTTCGTTTCTCTAACTTCGATATTTTTCATTGGTAAATCCTATTTTTAGATAAAGGGAAGTCCGGCGGGTTTACGCCAGTTTTTTTCTTTAAGTGTTAATTAGGCATTGCGAGACGTTTTGGAAATAAACTCACGATTGCCTTTAATTGATTCATTGCACCAATTAATGCTTTAATTTCGGCAGACGTCAGTTCACTAAATTCGACATCATGACGATCAGCCGGAATCTTAGCTAAATAAAATATTGCCCCCAATCCGCGCTTATTATCTAAATAGCAGGCGTCTGTGGTATCGCGCATATTTAAAATAAAACGCTGCAAATCTTTGCCACCATCATCACCAAATAATTTTCCGCGAATCGCCGCAACATGATTCAAACCTTTAAAGCGATCACCGGCATTTATTTGTACAGTGCGCGCAGCTTCTGTGTTAGCCATGTAACCCCCTTTGTCTTACTTTTCATTGCATCAAGCAGTGACTGCTGATTTCTTGAAGGATGCCAGCGCGTGCCGTTCTGTAATTCAACCCAGCCATGACTTGCATGACATTGACGCGATGGACTCTGACGCTTCAATAATGGCGCTACTGAAATAGTCATAATCACCTCAGTTCATGCCTAACGTCGCACCGATGCCAGTTAAAGCATCAACAGCAGACGATAAGGTGGGATTAGACTGGACACGTGCCTGCATAGTAATTCCGGCCAGCGTTAAGCAGCGAACAGCTGAATTTACAGTGCGCTTAAAGTCAGCAATACGCGCCATATTCATATGACCGCCAGCAACTGTTTCGGCTGCTAATTTGCCTACTTCTGCCGTTGCACTCATCACGTAAACAGGCATTTTTTCGTTTGATATTTCGTTAACCGGCACTGATGGCTGACATTGCATCTGGGCAAGCCATCCATCTAAAAGGGTCGGGTCTTCGGTTTCATCAGTCAGACGCATAAGATCGACGCATGTCAGCTGATGTGGTTGCTCTGGATTTAGTTTGTTGCGCAGCATTTGCTGGCTCATGCTGATACGTTCGGCAATATCGGCAATCTTGCCTTTATGCGTATTGGCAAAAGCCCGACATGCATCATCAAAATGAGATTGTTTGGATTCGCGAAAATCAAACATGGCAGAAGCCTCCTTATCGCCCCAAAATGAAACTATTCGCCAATTACGATTTCGAAACGAGAGTGGCCGAGTGACTCAGCAATCTGATTTGATTTATATCTTGCGTAGTAAATCTTAGTACGAGATCTACCTTTTACTTTTGGTCTCATGTATTTAGCAAGCACACCACGGGAACACCAAGCATATACAGTGTTACGTGATAAACCTTCCAGCTGTGCAAACTCGGAAGGGGATACAAGAGCACTAGGTATCCGAATTGAAATCCGTGTTTCCATGAGGCAATATCCTTCTTTTCGTTTGTATAAGTTAATACGTCATCCGTATCGGTTTTCATGTAGTGTTCAGCAAACACAAATTACGATCCCGATACGTGATTGTCAATAACAAAACACGTATGAGGTTTATATGATTTTCGAAAGAGGTGCGAAAGAGGCGATTGAGAGAATCTTAGCTGCCTATGGCTTTACATCTCGGCTCCAACTATGCAAACAGCTTGGCGTATCAAAAAGCGCGCTGTCTAACAGGGTCTTCCGTGACAATTTCCCTGCGGATTATATCCTTCAGTGTGCTTTAGAAACTGGAGCATCATTAGCTTGGCTAGCCACAGGGCAAGGCACACCTTTTCCTGATGGTTCCAAAGAAGTCGCTAATCTGGATGAAATCACCCAACCGCAGTTAAAACGATGCAAAATCTCGAATAGTGAACTCATTGAGGATGGCTTTGCCGTCTTTGACAAATCATTAATTCCTAGCGATGTAACGAAACCACTTTTGATTGCAACAAAAGAACAAACCTATCTGATTGATGAAGCAGCTACAGAAGTTCAAAACGGCTTATGGCTTGTAGATACAGATGGTCTAATCGGTATAAAAAAAATATTACGAATTCCGGCTGGCCGAATTCGTGTTAGCGATAACGATGGGACTTTTGATTGTGGAGTTGACGATATTGCTTTATTGGGGAAAGTGCGCTTAACAATTACAGAGGATTAAAAGAATATGTCGGTGCGGAAAACAGCGAGTGGGAAATGGATCTGCGAGTGTTATCCAAACGGGAGGAATGGCAAAAGGGTCCGCAAACAATTTGCAACTAAAGGAGAAGCATTAGCCTTTGAAAATTTCACAATGGAAGAAGCGGATAGCAAACCATGGACAGGTGAAAAAGCAGATCGTCGCAAGCTTTCTGACTTGATAAAAGCGTGGGATTCACTTTACGGACAAACTCTAGCAGACCCAAAGCGGATGAATGCAAAGCTAAAAATCATATGTGATGGGCTTAACGATCCTCTTGCTGTTGAATTCTCCGCTGCAGACTTTTCCAGATATCGAGAAAAACGCCTTAAAGGTGAACTTGTAACTAAATCCGGCGATACACTAGCTAAAGTAAAGCCAAGGACTGTTAATCTTGAACAGCTAAATCTCTCAGCCGTATTTGGGACGTTAAAGAAACTCGGTCACTGGTCGCTACCTAATCCCCTTAGTGGTTTACCATTATTCAAAATTCATGAAAGCGAATTAACATTTTTAGATGCTTTAGAGCTTAAGAGACTGCTTGATGCGTGTGCCGAATCTAAAAATTCGCATCTTCTTACTGTAGCAAAAATCTGCTTATCAACGGGAGCTAGATGGAGTGAGGCCGAGACACTTGAAGGGCAACAGGTTTCTAAATATAGAATCACCTATATAAAAACTAAGGGAAAAAAGAATCGTACAGTCCCGATAACTCGTGAGCTATATGATGAAGTGCCACATAATCGCGGGCGGCTTTTCAGCCCTTGCAGAAAAGCTTTTGAGCGAGCAGTGAGAAGGGCTGGACTTATCTTGCCTGACGGGCAATGCACTCATGTATTACGACATACATTTGCTAGTCACTTTATGATGAACGGTGGGAATATACTGGTTCTGCGCGATATTCTAGGACATGCGGATATCAAAATGACAATGATTTACGCTCATTTTGCTCCTGAACATTTAGAAGACGCTACAACAAAAAACCCTTTAGTAAATTTAAATTGGAAAAAAAATGAATCACATTAATGCTGAATTAGCAATTTTAATTTACCTATCGATTATTCTTATTACATTATATATTTTTTGGAAAAAAGACTGGTTCCAATTGAATGAAAAGAATTTATTTCATCAAAAGCTATTCTGGTTAGCGGTCATTGGACCCGTGTTCTCATTCTTATATTTCGGTTCATTTGCTTGGATAGGAAAATCCCCCGTTCTGTCGGAGCATGGTTATACTCGATTTTATGAAATAAGTAAGTTTCCGCTTCTGTTATTAGCTAGTTCCGTACCACTTGCATCCATCATAAACAACATTCATAGAACGATACAAACTGAAGCACAGATCGAAGCTAGCAAAATAAAAAACATGTCGGATTTGTACTATGCTCACCTTAAACAAGTCTGTGATTTTATGACAAACTTTCCTAAATTGCCTCTTTCAACATATCACTCAAAATATGACTCTGAAACCAAAACTAGAAGCATTGTTAAAGTAAATAAAGAGAATTTTTTAAGCCAACCTCATACTTTATTTAAAAGAATGTTTTTAAGCTCTCCCAAAACAGGGCCAGTTTGGAAAATTAATGATTTATTTGCTCAAAAAGTGTTTTCAACTTGGGTCTTATTACAATCGGAAATGTTAAAATATAGTAAAATTGAATCACCTTCATTTAAGGACCAAGCTGAAACAATATGCATAATTGAGCTGAAGATTGATGAATTGGTGGAAATTTTCTCCATTAATGAAATACAAAGAAACATGAGTGCAAAAATAGTATTTGAAAATATTTCATTAATAACTAATTTCACAAGTGAAACTCAAATCCAGAATAATATTGATTGGTTATATAACCTAATTGTTAATTTATTTGATATCGGTGAGTATCCACTACCTGATGAGATTACAAAAGGTTATATATCAAAATACCTGTACCATAGAGAGAAAATTTTCAGCAGCGAAATATTTAAAATAAAAAATATTATTGAAGTAGATCATGCTGTTGCTGAAGTAGAAAAAAGCTCGTAAAAATGGCGGCATTTTGGCGGCGGAGCCTATAAACCCATACAAACCCATACAGACGCCACATTAACTAACGTACTGTATAATAATAAAAAATACTCATTAATCATATCATCTAAAGGTGTGTAGTAATTTCGGACGGGGGTTCAAATCCCCCCAGCTCCACCAAATTCTCCATCGGTGATTACCAGAGTCATCCGATGAAGTCCTAGAAGCCCGCATGGCGAAAGCCCTGCGGGCTTTTTTGTGCCCTCAATTTGTCCCGCGAATTGTCCCGCGAAGTCTGATGCCAACTAATTAAATCCGAACCTTTTAGGCACCTTGTTAGGCACCTCATAAAGCATTATTGTTTTTGAGGTGCCTAAAACTATGGAAACCCGGCAATGGCAAGACAAACCAAACCTTTATCCGTCAAAGAAATCGAATCCGCCAAACCCAAGGAAGCGGACTACGTTCTTTATGACGGGTGGAAATTTAAAACTTATTTTGGATAG